TTTTGGACCATTCCAAATAAATACATTCAATTCTTCGTACAATCGAAGTGAATGAATTATTATACTTTTTTCTCTAAATAATGATTCCAATTTACTAACCATCAATGGTCTATTTTTTGTAGTGGTGGTAAAACCAGCTACTAATTTTTTATCGGCAGTATTGAGTTTATTTGTATAAGTTCTTTCAACATCGACTATTGTTAAATCAGACGCACTATAAAATGTATTTTGATAATTTCTGTCAACAACCTGTTGTATTGTAGCCCAACCAACGTTATTATTTTCTATCACCAACAATGCATTATTATACTCTGTGGCTATACTAACAAGCAAATTACCATAATCTTTGGTTGTTAATTGACCCTTATATTCAGCAACCTGTTCCAATGACTCAACATCAAATACGTGAAACGAACTAAAATCTCCACCATCACCTCTTGCACAATCCGCAGTAACTATATAGTTCTTACTATAGTCAGGATATGACCATATCCACATATCTTGATTGTTACCGCGTCTTTCAACTGGATCTTTTATATATGTTTGTTTATAAAACTCTAGAATATCAACTGCAACAACCTGATTACCAGATGTACTAAAGTCACAATCACATTCTTGTGCTGCACCTTTTACACCGGATAATTCGGTCTGTTTATCTCTCCAAGATTGATCACGATCTGGATGTAAATGCCACGGAAGTCTTATTGTGTTGAATCCCCCTTTACCAGAAATCTGATTTGCTTCAGCTTCAACCCATGTTTTATGAAAGAAATTGCCAACACCATTTGGAGTACTCAACACGATAGCTCTACCACCAGTACTCAATGTATATTGAGCAGATAACCATATTTCTTCAACACCATCAATAAATGCAGCTTCGTCTATGATTAGTAATGATAGTGCTGATGAACGACCTGCGGTACCAGCAGATGATACCGCTTTAATTTGAGATCCATTCTTTAAACGTAATGATAAACGATTGTCTTCTACACAAGGTACCTTAAGCCAACTTGGTAAGTTGTCATTAGCAAAACGTACTTTGGTAACAATTTCTTTTGCGGTTTCTTGAGTAATACTAATACAAAGAATGTTCTTGTCGTTGTGGAACGTCATCAACCACAAACTATAAGCGGCAGTAAGAGTACTAATACCCATCTGACGGCTTTTAAGAACGATGTTTAATTGATTGTCAACAAAGTCTTGTAAAGCTTCTTCTTGAAATGGATATAGTTCAAACCCAACGGTACCACGTATAGGATGTTGAATCTTCACATACTTCTTCATGAAGTATATAGGATCCTCAATACACTTCTTATACTCTATTTTTATTATCTCTCTTAAGTTTGGCTGACTCATATTTTGTTTCTAATTCCACAATCTCCGCATCTATCGTTGATAATCTTTCATTGATAGCTTCTAAATCCTTGGTAACATCTTCTAATACTTTTGAAAAGTTTTCAGCACCACTCCAACGTTCAACTGAACCATCTTCTTCTGAAAATTCAATTGGTTTACCATGATTTTGTTCACACCAGTTTTTTGTTTCTTCAAACTTTCGTTTGTAATCCTGCAATGCGGATCTTACATTTTTAAGTTCACGGATTTTATTAAATGTATCCCAGATACCAAGAGTTTTTAGACGAGTTTCTTCATTGGTAAAACACTCATAACACATTTGTGTTTTTGGCCAAACACGATCATCCAAATAACTGCCCCATCTAACATCCATATTACAACACGTACATCTTTGTTCTATAACAAGAGTTGCACGTTTTGAAACTCTGCGTTTACTACCATTTTTCCAAACCCATTTACGTCCTTGACCATCCTCCCACTCTTCACCTTCTTTACGGGTTGAATTTTCCAAATTAGAATCATATCCTACTTGGACGAATGGACGAACGCCATCAACATAATCTTTAACAATATCAAGATTGCTTTTACCTAATGCTCTTTTCATAACAAATATGTATTTATTTTATTTCTTAAACTTACTTTCCAAACCTTTTATAATAAAACTTCCTGTAATTTTGAAAGGATTGTTATAAATATTTGGATCTCTAACCACGATTCCTTCATGTTTATCTAAGTCACCAATCTCACTAGTAGCATTCTTTAATACTTCATCTCCTAATTTGATAGTGGTTAAATAAACAATGGTATCATTTATAATCTTTTGAACGTCTTGACCGGCAAAATTTTGCGTAATATTTTTGCTGTTTGAAGCATTAATAAATTGTTCACGGGTGATAAGTGGAAGATTGATTTTTACATTTTTTAACCAGTCTTTTAATGACTTGGTTTCAGCAACTTCTGTAGGATATAATGTTACTGGTTCTCTCAATACTTTGGCCAAATTTGGATCCGATTTAAATGATGTACCAACGCTGCCTAGTACTTTGAATCCATACTTCATTGCAATCTTATTTAATTTATTGATGTAGGACTGCATTGCCGCTTTATCATACGGTATTTCAACAGCAACACGGGATTTTACACTACCATCCTTACCAAATGTCTTTGGTTTGATCTCTTTTAATCCATGAATTGCTAAAAAGTTTCCAATATCACCATAACCAACTACGTTTGTTGTACCTTCTACATATTCAATATTAAACAATATATTTGGATTGTTCAACAATCCCAACTTTTTTAATTCGGATTTGGTACTTGGAATCGCTTCATCGAAAATATTGATTACTTTAGTTCCAATATTAATAAATCCATGACCTGGTTCAAATCTATTTGGCAAATCTTCGGGTCTCATGCCCTTAATATCAAGTGGTTTTGCTGATCCACGATCCATTACAAATTGGCTGTTTATCATACGGATACTTGCATTAACACCATCAATCTTTACACTACCGGCACCTTGCTTCAAAGACTTTACTGATTTCGCAAATACATCTACTAATTTAGCACCGGTATTTACAAAATCAAATGGATGTGCCATATGACCTCCGGCACCACCTTCTTGTATTACTTCACTTAAAATGTTATTTAGTCTTATCATATGGTTTTAAAAATGTTTTATCGAATACAGGAATTGCTTTTTTGTAAGAACTCTTTGTTTCATCAAGAGCATTATCTGTAAATTGCCAATTCCAAAATAATTGATCTGGTGTTTTGAATCCAAAAAACTGAAGTACTTCTTTTTGTGTTTGAGTAACATCTTTTCCATTCCAATTTTGACCAGTAGCAATAAATCCTGAATCTATATCTTTTACTATATTACTTTCACCTAAAGTAGAATGTCGGTTCTCAATCCAAGTCAATCTTTCGATCAATTTTTGATAAAAACCATTGGCTTGACCCCATCTCACACTAGCAAAAAATAAAACGATATCACTTTCAAATAACTCTTTACTTATTTTCCATAATTCATCATTTTTGTTATTAATACTAGCCCAACAACGATGTTGACCTGTGGGATTTTTTTCTTTATCTTTTAATGATGAATCTTTGGTGCCACAATGATTTCCCCATTTAGATGATACGTTACCCTCACACGGAAATATGTTTAACTTGGTTGTATCAATTAAAGTTACTTTTTCTTTACCTAATAATTCTTGTATTTTAATTGCTAATTGTGTGCTTTTAGCGATATCGTCTTTGTGACCACTCCATCTATTACTGGTTGTAAGCAATAGTACTTTGTTCTTGGTACGTAAATAATCTATTGTTTTTTTGTATTTACGAGCATAAAGATCCATATCTTGCTCGCTCTGAGGAAGTTTAGCTTCTAATAATAAATCGTTTAAACTGATCATTTTGATAATTGGTATAAAATTATTTGTTTGTTTTTTTAACCACCCCATATCCAGAACCATATGGAGATGATTTACCAGATTCTGGATTGGATGTTTCTTTATTTAATTTTATTGTTTTTGCTTTTGATGCCTCTTTACGTTGTATAGCATAGTCTAAAGCACTTTTCAACCTACTTTTAACATTTGGATCTTTAGCATTTTGATAAGCTGCTCTAACTCTCTGATGTATAAGATTTATAATTTGAGATTGTCTTTTGTGACTTTTTGATTTAAAACTACTACTAGCTAGTGTATCTTTAATGTCTTGTGATGTTCTAAATTTTACTCTAACCGTATCTTTCGGATTTTCATCTGTATACAATCTTCTACCAGATCCTTTTGGTTTTTTACCAGTTCCAACTTTTGGATCAGACTCAGATAAAACTTCATTTAAAATGTTGTTTAAACTAATCATTTTGCTAAATCTTCTAATTTTTGTTGCATAGTCATACCACGTATAACCTCAGGCGTACCACCACTATCTCTATTAAAATAACGCTTATAATTACTTAATGCTACATCCAATTTAGCTTTATCAATAGTCCCTTCAGATAACATTTTTTTTACCATTTCCAAATTATTAACCACTAATACATTG